ACCGCTGACCACGGCAATCAATCTGCCGACATGTGAACCAAGACCAACAATAGTCGGGAATGTATGTTTGCGGTTCCATCTCTTATTTTCGAGGAAGAACAAATCACCGCTTGAATTACTGGCAACTTCCCTGTCCAGATACACGGCGTGTGCCTGCATCAATCCATCGCTTATCTTATTCTTTTCCCAGACAAAACCATCATGCCTGTAATGAAACCCGTTATCGGCGACACCTGTAAGCTGTCCGTCAACCTCTAATAATCGCCATATATAGTTTATACTGTCACCTGACAATATATCCTGTTGCCACCACGACGCGTCTTTTGCGAATATCTTCGCCGCCGTTGTGGACGCATATACTTTACCGTCCCACACTTCAACACCTTTTACCGAGGTTTCACCTGTGGTGTGGTCAGACGTAAGCGTACTGCCGTCTGATGTGTAGACATCGCCGTCCTCGCCTGCAATGTAGACATTATCACCACTTTTACTGGCAATCTGGTGAAATATCGTCGATTGCGCGCTTCCTACCTGCGCCCACGCACCGCCAACGCTGTTTTTGCGGTATAACCTACCACCATCGGTTCCAAGGTACAGGAATCCATCTGTGTGCAGTTTGAGAGCAGTTACTTTACCAGTTAAACCCGCGCCTTCGGTTGTCCAGTTCTTGCTATCGCCTTCATTTGATCTGATTACATCGCCACTGACGCCAACAAAGACCGCGCCAAATGCAGATTCAACCGCCAATGGAAAACTGAGGCTATCTTTTACCGTAGCCTGTTCAGTGAATCCCGATATACTGTGTATTAGTTCTGCCATTTATATTTTGCTAAATTGTCTCGGCTTATTAAGATTCAATTTTATAATACCACCCAATTCATTGCCAACCGTCCTTATATCCTGTGTACTTGAGAGATTAATATTTGCACCACGCATATCAATCGTAACGCCACCGCTACCACCTGACATCAATCTTGATGTTCCTATACCTGAAAATGTCTCGCCCTTGTCTACAAACGCAAGCCCTGACCTTGTTATCTCACCACCGCCAGCAAGTTTCGGAACCTTAATCGCAGACGCCGCGGGATTTGACCTATTTGGAAAAAAGTTTTTTGACAACGATTCAAGACCACCAAACACACCACTAAATACATCTTGTGCCTTTGAAAACTCTGGTGACACACTTATGCCTTTGATTACACTCTGGAACCCTGATGTATCAAACGAATCACCCTGTTTAGACAAAAACTCTGCAATCGGCGCAACTGTTTTCGCCATGATTGACTTCATCACTGTTGTGTTTCCAAGACTTGCAACCACCGCACTTATAATATTATCAAATACTGATGATTTCAACGACGATTTAAAACTGGCAAACCCTGCCGACGCAGTAGACTCTTTGAAACCTGAACTTATAGAACTCACAACTGTATCGTTTAAAATAGCACCTAACTGGTCAACCACCTTTTTAAAGCTATCAACCACCGCGCTCATTTGACTCTGAATATTTAAAGCGTCTTGAGGACTCGATGGAACCCGTCTATTATTAAATGCTGACGAGAACCTTTGCTCTACGTCACTTCCTGTTAATCCAAAACTTGCAAATCCCTGATTCACACCTGTCTCACCTGCGGTAATAGAACCAGCCCTTGCCCTTAACGACGCACCAAATTCTCGGTTTGAAGTTGCACCCAATGGTAAGCGTCTGTTTGAACCACCACCAAATAGCCCACCGCCAAGCCTTCCAAGAATTGTACCAGCCGCACCGCCAATACCTGCACCGATGCCACCGCCCAATGCAAAGCCACCGATTGAACCAGCTAAACCGCCAATTGCACCACCTGTTCGTGCAAAGCCTCTGTCACCAACACCGCCCAAAGGTGCAAACCCACCTGCAAGACTTCCAAGACCGCCAGCCAGACCCAAACCACCCTGTAATATTCTGGTTCCACCAAACCCCAGTAAGCTTTGAACACCTTGTGAAACTCTCGGAATACTTCTGATAGCCGAACCAAGACCCGAACCGCCTAAACGAATCAAACTCGCCGCACTTCCTAATCCACCCGTACTGAACGTGCCTTGACCTGCCGCTATCCCAACGCCTGCGATATTAGAAAGGGAACCACCACCACTGCCACCACTACTGCCACCACTACTGCCACCACCGCCACTTCCGATACCCAAAGCCGCCGCCGCAGGGGAAATCATTGCACCGCCAATACCTGCACCACTTGTCATTCCGCCTGCTGGTGTTCTTACGGCACGATTTGCCGCCATGATTCCACCACCACCGCCAGTGACAGCATTTGATATACCCAATAAGCCCAATGCCGACGTTGATGCCGCATTGGTCATGCTTCGTATAATAGAATCTCCCATGTCACGAAATATATTTATCATCGTATCACGGAAATCCTGACCTTTTTTAGTCAATCGTGTAAATAATAAATCAGATACCGTATCACTTATGCGTTGCACGCCTGCTCGGTATGCCGCCTCTGTTTCTTTTATAGCCTTTTTTTGTTCCTTGCTCATTTTACCTGCGGCTTCACCTGCTTTTTCTGTTACACCCGTCATCTTGCCTAATGTTTCGCTCAGTTTTTTAGTGGCAACTTTTGATTTCTCTGTATTAGTAGTTAATTTTTCACCAAATTTTTCTGAGGCGGCATCAATAGATTTTAACTGATCTGATGTATCAGATATAACATCTTTGAGGTCGCCCAATACAGGCAACTTACCTCTTATATTTTCAATGCCATCTGAAATTCCTTTGAAAGCCCTCTTGACAACTGGAAGTTTTGCCAGAATCCCGATTAAATCCTTAATCTTTTCAATGATAAAAAGTATTGTTGCGCCAATCGGTCTTATAATTAAATTAAATATTTTAAATGCACCACCCATTATTACTGCTGTCTTAGCAACAACAGTACCGAACTTTATGAATCGCAACAAACCCTTTTCTACCAAATCCCTCAACTTATCGTTGTTGTTTACAATAATAACTTGTAAACTCTCAAACCCATTCTGCATGGTTTTCAAAAAGCCTTTAACGGCATCTGACTTAATTATTATATCACCAAGCTTTTCCTTAAAATCTCCAAAGGCATCTGACAATCCTTTGGTTGAACCTTCAAATGTTCCCGAACCAATTAATTCAGCAAAGCCCCTGAAATTCTTATCCAATTCGCCAAGAATATCATTGAAATCACCACTCGCCTTTACTGCATCTGAAATCACAACACCATAACGGGACAAAATACCGACCTGACCTGTCAACCCTTTTCCAAGTGCAATGGCTACAGTCTGCAAATCCACTTGTTTGCCTGTAATCGCACCAGTAGCCGCCGCCATGTCTAACATTCTTATAGTGGTTGCCTTGACCTGTTCAGAAGTCAGAGCAAAAGTGGCAAGCATTGATTGTGCGTTGATAATTTGTTCATCACCAAAGCCTGTGGTAAGTTGTAATTGTGACGCATATTCCTTGAGGCTATTGATTTGTGCTTTGGTAGCCTTGCCAGAACCTAAAAAAGCGGCTTCCAATTTACGCTCTGCAAGTTCCTGTTGTTTCGCCGCCGTAATTGATGACCTGATAAACAATAACAAGCCTGCACCAGCGACAATGGTTGATAAAATAGCAACCTTAAACTTTGCCATTGCCGCCTTTGCCGCACCACCAAACGCTTTAATTGCCGCCCCTGCTTTTGCAAAGGCAATCTTCATCTTTGCAGTAACAGCAATCGCCGTTCTCTGTAAAGACTTCAACGATGCACCAGCAACACGCACCGCCGCCTTCGTTTTTTCCTTTGCAACTATCGCAATTTCAACTTGTCGTTCAAACGCCACTGGTTTGCGCCTTTCTGTTTAGATGTTGAATGACTTGTCTTTCGATTATCTTAAACCATTTCATATCAGTATAAAACTGGTTATAATAACCGCCTTCACGTGGCAAAAATCTAAGGTTCAAATCCATCGACGGGCAACAAATAAAATACATTTCTAATTCGGCAGGGAGTCTTTCAATATCAAGGTGTTTGCAAATACCCTCAGTATCAGTGTCGCCCATAAACAACTCCACTGCCGTCATCATTTTTTTACTTTTGAATCTTCCTCATTTTTCTCTGGATTCAACTCGTTCTTTTCGTCTATATGCTCAACAAGTTTATTCCTTACATTCGGCGGTAGCATCGCCATGTTTTCTTTGTTAAACTTCGCTAGTTTGTCACCACTCATAATATTTTTAACAAACCCAACCACTGCAAAGTCCAACTTCATCTTCCTCAATGTACCCTGCAAAAATTTAACCTCACCTGACTTTGAAGAATCAGAAGATGTTAATGTACTATTGTCATCCAATTCATCAACCTCATAAGAAGTCAATTTCTTCATCTGAAATATGGGATTCTTTTCTTTACCAAGCCCCATATCAACCTGAAACTCATACGTCTGCTTTGTGTCTATTAACTGCATATAAACACCCCTACCTTTCTCTGAAAAGGGTTATTAGCTATTAAGTAGCTACTGTAATTTGAATCACATCATCACTAGACACATCATCAACCTGTGCGGTAAATGGTATGGTTTCAGTGATAGCACTTGCGAACCCACTAAGTTGTGCGTCATGCGCCTCAAAATTTACTTTATTCAGTAATATTTTAAAGCTACGTGCGCCCCTTGAAAATGTGACCTGAAACGAGGTCTGTGCGTTAGCAAAAAACAATGTTCTTGCCGTGTTGTCGGTAAACAGCCTTGTTATACTGCCCGTAACCGTAGTGCTTGTCGCTGGAATCTCTCGACGTTTAAATCTGTTACCTGTGAACAAATCAGTGATATTGTTGTTATTCACATTCACACTAAACGCAATGATTTCATTATCAGCCGCACCGCCAATGACAAACGCACCTTCACTATGCATATACGGGTCATCTGATGAATTGAAACTTGCCGCTGTTGAGTCACCACTTGAAAAACCTTCTGCCTCTATACCTACGGTACAAACCAAAGCATCACTATTGCTTGAACTAAAGTCCAGTGAAGTAATCATTGCGCCCGAAACGTATAAATCAGAAGTCACACGATTCACTTCCAATGCCATAGACTCCAATGTTGTTGTTCCCACTGGCGAATAAGGACTTGATGCCGCACCAATGCCACATCTCCACCATGTTTCATCATTCTGCGGTGTAATATAAAAACTGACCGAACCGTTTGCAAGCTCGTTCATCAATTGACCGCCCTGCTGTTGGCGACTATTCATTATCTGTGACGGATAAAAATAGTTTTTCGCCGAAACCAGCGATTCAGATATTATCGGCTGGCTGAATGTCCCTGCACCACCTGATGCAAAGGATTCCTCACGTCTGCCCCTTAAATGACCAACTGAGGAAATTGCAATTGTCATCTTATAACGCCCTTCCTTCCTTCAATAAAGTTAATCTGTCTTTTCATTGACGACCTTCAAAATGAACTTTTTAAGTTTTCTGGTAAATTCATTATCGGTTCGCAATAGCTTACACAATAAATTTGTAATCTCGAATTCACTGAGTTTTAGCTTAATCTTTTTAGTATCTACTTTTGAGAATAACCCTTTTTTATTGCCGTCTTTATCTCTCATAGATCGTATAACCTCTTAAAGCATCTTTCTTTATACCATTTACCTATTCGCTCATAGAGCCTCGGCAATGGCAATCCTATTAAAATATTAGCCAACCACTTCGGCACTTTCAAACCAACCAACAAAGTAAACAGTCTTTGCATGTTTTCAAGCTTTCTCTTTTGTTCCACGGGAAACAATAGCACGGTCTTACCAAAAAACGCTTCTGGAATGCTATCTATATCGTTGTCATAGATGCCTTCCTTTACGCATCTGTTACCCAATTCTGTTGACGGGTACGGCTGACACAATGATGCCCAACTCAATGTTGTGCCAAGACTCTTGTTAAGCTGAAACGTGTCCCACATATCCTTCATGGTATCACAGAAAGGAATGCCAATCATATTCTCAACCCGATAACGCATCCCGTAATGCTTTAATACCTTGATTGCCCTTGCAATCGTTTCGTCACTGAATCGCTTACCCAGTATATCCTTGCGTGTACTTTCGTTTGCAGATTCAATTGCAAATGTCACACTGTTACATCCAGCCTCTTTTAACAACCCTATTCTTGTATGGTCAATATATTCAACCCTTAACTGTGCGTGAAACGGAACACCGACATAAGCCCAATTATCAGCAAGATATATTAACTCTTTTTTCCTCGCACCAAGTTCATCATCTTGAAAAAAGAAATATTTTGTTTCAGGATAAGTCATTCTTATATCAATAGCTTCCCTGATTATTTCCTTCATGCTTCTGAATCTTAACCGCTTACCCTCGAACAACTCATTAAACTGACTGTTGAAACAAAACGTACACGCATACGGACACCCACGACTTGCCATGATTGATCGTATTGGATTGTTCCTGTTATGTTCATATTTATATAATAACTCTCTGTCTGGTCGCGGTAATTCGTCTAAATTCTGTGGTGGCGTTTTTACGTTTAATAAAAGTGCGCCAGTGGTTCCGACTCTTTCAACTCTCGAATCACCAAAATGGAAACCCCTCCTTATGTCATCACACAACTCAGGCAACATCGTGTCGCCCTCACCCTTCACAACATAATCAATGCCCTTTTGCTTGATAACATCATCGGTACAAAATGTTGCATGTGCGCCGCCGAATATAGAAACGAAATTACAATTTAATTTTAGATGCCTGTTCAGACTGTAAAAATATTGTTGCGAACCCGTCCATATATTGAAACATATTATATTTGGTTTGTACTCCCTTACATAAGAAAGCACATCAACACCTTCCTCTATTTGTAGTAAATCAACTTCAAATCCTTTTTTCTTTAACCCTGCTGATAAAAGCCCGATACCCAACGGTTCAATAATAAACCACTTCAACACAAATAATACTTTTCCCTTTGTCATATTTTTTTATCCCTGAATAAAAAAAAGGGCAATCCCATCTATTGATGAAATCACCCCGATTTAGCATCTCGTAAATATATATGCGTATTCACGCTATATAGTAATGGTCTTTAGTCTCTTGTCAATGAAATTCCATACTTTATCAACCTTTAATCTCGATATACAATTTACTTCCGAACGACAATGTGCATGGCATCTGATAGGTCTACATGTCGGGCAAGGCTCTGAAACGATGTGATAAAAGTTCTTTCCATAGCCACCTGATGTCTTTGGTATGGTACAGCCACATAGTTGGAACCCCAACGTACCCGTAGTTGACGCAAGGTAAGACAATCCAGAATCAAGACCTACGTATGCCGTGGCATTCTTTATCAAATGCCATATCTCTGAAAATGTACCATGAAACCTATGGTCATCGTCTACAATTTGCGAATCGCCTTTGCCACCGATTTGAAATACTTCATATCCAGAATTCCGAAATTCATTACTTAATGGCACGAAATCCTTAAAATCTTTATCTGGATTACGTGTCTGGCAATGTACTACGACGTATCTCACAACATCATTATGTTCTTCGGTCTTTGGATTCGGACGAAATACCAATGGTGTTTTCCTGACAGGCAACCCACAACGCAACTGATAATAATTGAGCAAGTGATTGTGTCGTAGATAATCCATCTGATGCCATACACCATCTTCCTGTCTGATCTGTTGTGGCATCATTACAATGTCAAAGTCGCCACTCGTTGCCGCATCCAGAATATAATCCCAATCGTTCAACCAATTCTCTTTACACAACAATGTCTTAAAATTCTTATTATGCTGAACCAATTCCGCCCAAACACGATTGACAAACAACGTAATCTCTGTGTCCTCGCCATGATAATCTTTTATGTCTTGAGCAAGACTATTGGCACACATCACATCACCCATATCTTTTACCAGTACCAGCATCACTTTTTTCATCGTTCTGTTATCGCCCTTCTTTCAGATTTTGTTAAATGCGAAACCAGCGTATTGCCAACATAACACCGCTTTAATAATGTCTTTCGCTTTTCCCTTCTACGCCTCGCTTTATTATAACGACTCGGACTCATACCCAATGATCGACGCTTGCCCTTTTTGCCATGCTTTATCCATTGCATCTTCTTACCACCGATGTCACTTAGTGTTGGTGTCTTTATTATTTCCATCGCATACCTCATTAAAGATTTCAATAGTTTCTTTTAAATGCTCAACGTCTTTCGTTCCGAAACAAATTACATCTGGATTAACTGACATAATTACCTCAAACGATTCCCGTATCTCTTGCCTGTCTATCAACGATATACCTGTACCATGCAACCGCCCATCATTGAACGGCTTTATAATGAACAAATGCTTGCCTTCGTTTTTGACCTCCCGTGCAAAATCAAACATTCCTTTGTGTTGGCATATATGCAATGGAATCATAAAATAATTACACTCAGGATAATTCAACATAAACTTGCGCCCCAACTCTGCGGACTCCGTTGTGATACCAACACGTAACTTCCGAAATGGCATATCCCTTAATTTATTATATAAATCCTCACCGTTCTTATACAGTTCGTCATTGTCTAAATCAGACACCCAGTATATCGTCGGTTCACGACCCAGTTTTTCAAGGCTCTCCATTATCTTGGTGTGTGCCTGTGTCCATGTTAGGTAAGCAGAAATCTTTGTCATCACATGTTTTTTGCCAAAATAATTCTTGTCGAATTCATAAATTTTACCAAGTAACCATTCACAGTTTCCGTATCTATGGTGTGCATCAAATATATTTATACCACTCGTTGTCGCATTGATTACCAACTTGTGTGCATCCTCATAGCTCATATCCGTCATCTTGCCACCACCGAGGCACAGTCTTGACAATTCCAATTCTTCTACCTTTGACGTTTTAATCCATTTAATTTTCGTCGTCTGCATATCTCACCCCTTATAATTTTCCCATTTCACCGATTTAAATATTGCCTTATGATTAACCCATCTTGCAAATTTCTTTTGATAATTGTTTGCTTTATTATACGGCATCACAAAAGGGTTAACGCCTAAATTCCTCAGTAATTCTACGCGATCCATATCCTCTGATTCGGTTGTATTATATCCAATTAAAACATAACAAAACATTTTATATGGTTTAAGCCCAAAAGAAGATATTAGTTGGACTTTTTCCTTGATAATATCTGACATGCCAATCCAATCAAATGAAAATCGGTAAAAGGTATTCCATTTAATTTTAGCTATTAATTCAGCAATTCGCGTCGTTACTAATCTAATATCTGTGCCTTGGTTAAAGTCAATTTTAATTTGACGATAAATAATTTCTTGCAAAAAGCTTTCAACATTCTTATATGCAAAAACGTTATTATCAAGGAAAACCCAATATTTACCATTAATATTTTCAAACCCATCCATTCTTTGATGAAATTGAATATCGCCTTCTTTCTCTGGAACTTTGCAAAATTTACATTTCCTAATACACCCTCTGGTATAAAACCCTATTGAATAATCACATTCAGGATACAGGCTATAATCAGGACAACGATATTCAATTTCATCTGGCAACTCTTTCTTTAGGTCATAGCCAGTACCACCGATTTCTATATCATCAGGAATGTCATAGGGCATTTCGGTAAAATCAAACACTTTACTTGCATAAACCTTGTCATACTTTTTATGGAATAAAACACCTTTCCACCATTCGACGTCATCGCCTTGGGATTTATGGTGGGCAGATAATTTCATTAATGCAATATTAGGAATTTTTGAATCAATATCAATTAGACCTATTTGCATATCAATACACCCCCAATTCTTTACAAACATCAATAAATGTTCTGACGAATTCAGGACTTAATTTCCACTGTGGGAAATTGCCCAAACACATCGACTTCATTGAATCACAATTCGCACAAAACGGAATATCATCTTTCCTTCCTACGGCAAACATGTTGCGTATGTCCATCATGCGACCACGTTGCCATATCTCTTTAATACTCTGAGTGTTTAAATCACCGACTACTTCCATCGCCCTGACATCCTGACAACACACAACGGCCTTGCCGTCTGCCGTCACACTCAAATCAAGGAACACACGCCAACACGGACTATTGATATCACCGCCCATGTACTGTGTATCTAATATCATTGACTCTGAATCAACCAAGCCCCCGATGTTCTGCACACCTGAACCACCTACATCATCAACGCCCATTTCCCGAAATAATTTATGATACAAGCCAACTGAATTTTCATTTGCCTTCTGTGGCACAATGGCGGTCTGTATCTTCATGTCACTACCCATTTTATTACGTAGCTCAACCAATTTTCTCACGTTTTCCACAACAGTTTCAAATTTCAATCCCACCCGAATCTTTTCATAATCCTCTTTGGTTCCGCCGTCTATGCTGATAACGATTATATCCAATGGAGTTTTTAACAACTTTTCAATCTTGTCCTCAGTCAAAAGACTACCGTTTGTGAAAAAGCATAACGATGGTGTCTTAAATTCTTTGCGCTGGAAATCATAATGACCCCTGAACTCCTGTGGGTTTTTCTCTCTGGCATAATTAATACGCCAACACAATTCATCAATGTCCAACAACAAAGGCTCTCCACTCATGTGGAAATGTATATAAGTCATTTCAGGATGTTCACCACATTCATCAATCGCCTTGATAAATAACTCCCGTGACATATCACCCTGATACCTTTCCATGCCATCACGTGGACACATCACACATCTTGCATTGCATCCCGAATTAGATTCTAGGTGAATCTCCGCTGGAAAAGCCAACGCCTTTGTCAGATATTCTTTTAATTTCGACATTCTCTGTTCCTATTTCAAATATGTTTCCTGTAAATTTAAGCGTTTGAACGACTGTGACATTGCCCTTGTTTATTATATTAGTGTGCTTCATCTCGCCACAAAAGCCAAAAGGTTTCCAAACTCTTTTACCTCAACCTCTTTGAATACCTTGACCAATAGTGTTCTTAATTCTACATCTGTCCAATGCCACAAATGCTCTGTTGAATTATTGGCATGTTCTTTTGGTACTATTCCACACGTCGTATCTGCAATGCGTTTCATTTGCAACAGGCTTCTTTCTGGACAAGTCAAATGCTCAAGGGTGTGCATACTAAAAGCAACATCAAATCCTTCACTCAAATTATCGTCAATTAATGCGTTGAGAAATGTTACGTTTCCAATTCCACATTTTGTTCTCATAGCCTCTGCAAAACCAACTAACAATTTAGAACCGTCTATTGCCAACACTGGTATGTTTAAATGCAAAGCAATTGCCATTGTTGGCAAGCCAACGCCACACCCCAAATCAACCATTGATCTCGCCAAGCTCAAGGAATCATAATACAACCACTCCATTGCCTCACGTGTGTTTTTGTCGCTATCATTAAACGGATTATAGGTTTTAACCTTTTCAAGAGTCATCGTATCTTGAAGGTGTAAATCCTTGTGGATTTTCTCACGTGCCTTAACCTGCAAATAAGTTTCTAAATCCTTATGTTCTTCTGATGTGCTTTCAAGCATTTCTTGTCACCCTTGCATATCCATATATCAATATACACCAAATAGCTTTCATAAACCTGAATATCAATTTTACCCTGTGATTCCAATTCTTACACGAATAGATATGTTCGCTTTTCAATACCGTTTCATCCTTTCGAGTTTCCATTATTTAACAATACCGCATTTTTTCTGTAGTTCCAAAATTACCGCTTCTCTTTCATCTGCTTTTTTGTATAAACCTTCGTTTTCCTGTTTAAGATCGCTATTACAATTTTCTACTTCTGCAAGTTTTGTCATATAAACTCGTTTCTCAATAGATAAGAGTGCCACTTCTGCCTTAAAATCATCGCCAGTTAATTCTACCAGTTCAATATTTGTTTCATTCATACTATCCACTGTCCACCCCTTTTCATTCAAAAATCTCCTTAGTTAACTGCAAAGCAACGTCTTTCCAGTGCATGTCAAACATCTGTTGTTTTCCTTTTGTTCCCATCATTACCATACGTGTGCGATCTGTAAAAGCCTCTCTCATTTTCTTTCTCAAATCACCTTTATCTGGTTCAAGCCATTTATGATTCAACGCCTGTGGACACTTACCAATATAATTAACACTGTCAACCAACTGTTCTCTACAGCTAACAGTCAAACCATTAACACCATTTTCAACGAAATCCATATAACCACCGCCGTCTGTAACGATTACAGGCAAGCCACACGCCATTGCTTCGGCAACTGGCAAGCCCAATCCCTCGCCTCTACTCGGTAGCACAAAACAATCACAGGCGTTATACAGCTTTGGCAAGTCGTCATACTGTACTTTATCCATCCACAACAGGACACGTGGCACGTCTTTATGTCGACTGAGGTACGTTTGTATGTCTCGGCGCAACAACTCCTTGTGCGTGGCTGTAAAGCCACCTCTATGTACCTTCATAATCAACGTCACGTCATCATTTGCACTAAATTCTTCGGCATAAGCGTCTAATAATACATCAAATCCTTTCCGTTCAGTATAATCGCCAACGGTTATAAACTTGTAACCCTTTGCATTTAATATATTTGCAACACCTTTTTCATACCTGAAACTATCTGTCATGCCAAATCCAAGCCGTGTCACGCCTTTGATATACATATTCCACGCATCCCGATTGAACTTACTGAATGTAAACACCTTTTTTGCTTTCTTAAATCCATCAATCCAATCCGTTGGGATTCTATCGGTTTCAAAAAGCGAATATATATACACGTCTTTGTCGGTTTCTGGCATTCCTTCATGCCATTTCTGCATCACAACCAAAGGCGCATCTGGTATCATTGGCATTCTCGCCATACGTTCCAACCGTGTAGCTACATCACTGGACACCGAAATTCTCTCTTTGTTCCATTTGTCGATATGCTTGAACGATACCGTCACACCCAACTTATCAAGGGCAAGTAATATCTCACGTGTTATTAATTCGTAGCCAGATTGACCAGCTATAGCACCATACCAATTTAATGCGTATTTCATTTAAACCCCCACATGTAATTTCGATTCTTCTGTTTTTCTAACTTCCATGCCACACAATTTTTACTCCCTTTTAATTGCTTCATTTCGGAACCTCCATAACAACAGGATAATCAAGTGGGTGTTCAATCTTATTAAGCAGACGTTTCCAATCCCTGTCAACCTTTGATTGTGAAAGGTTTTCCATCGCCCACTTATATGCTTTGTCAATGTATTCTTTATTCTTGCCCTTCCTCGCTTCAATCATTGCCTTTGCAATTTCCTTTGGATTCGGAAAAGGTCTTTCTGTCAACTCCATACCTGTTACTGCCAAATGTCCCTCTGGCTTTATAAGCCTCGCCCTGCCAGCCGCACCAAGTTCACCCGTAGCAGAATCACCCAGTGTTATCACATGTGTCTTTGCCATAAACGCTTCCGCTATTAAGTACCCAAAGCCTTCACCACCAACACTGACAACGCAATTACACATATTTAACAGTGCAACATATTCTTCCTCTGGCATCAGCCTAATTGCAGACTTATTATTAACGGCGTAATCAAACGCATGTATTCTGCCTTTTAAACCATATTCCAGTATTAGTTTATTAACGTCATGCCCCACACTATCCTTGAAATTGACATTTAACCATAAACCAGATTCATTGTCACCTGTACGGTCAATATAAATCCTGTATGCCTTTATGATATGAATGAAATTCTTTCTGAAATGTGTTCGCCCTGAATAGAGGAACATAAATTTCTTCTGAGGATTAAATCTGTTTACCTTTTCCTTGACCACTTCGTCTGGAAGTCTGTGATAAACCTTATCGTCAATACCATGATATATCATAGCAATTCGATTTTCAAAATACGGCATGGTTTTCAATACCGCCCTTCTGCCATACTCTGTATACGTCACCACATAATCAGCACCGCCAATATAATCTTCAAAGTGCTTTGGCACTCCACCGCTATAACCAATACCATCAACTGCCGTATACATCATGTAATAAAACAAGCCTCTTGTCTTACACATATTTATATAATCAAAATTCCAGCAATCGCCTATTGTAAGCACAATGTCTGGACGTTCTTTCATTACGGTCTGGTCAAATATATCACTACCAGCTTTGGTTTGCGAATAAATGACGTTGTATCTAAATTTTCTATTGAGATTTATTTCTGAGGGACACCATGCAAGATACAAGATACCATGACCTACTTTGGATAATGCGTCAGCAACGGTTCTTCCAATTCTTGCTTGTCCTGTGTCCAAACGGGGATTTTCTGCGACAATGAGGATTTTCGACATGTGTTTTTAAACCTCTCTAAAGGTTAAGATTTCTTTTCCAACTTGCCTTGAACGGCAACGGTTAAGATTGCTATTTGAAAAGTATGCGGCTCTCTCGGTAACGACTTGTATTGAATATTAGTTACCATTATAGCACCTTTGGCTAATCCGTCAATACCCAATGTACTAAATTCCAGATTATTTATTATATCGTTTACATGCCCGATTATGCCCTTCGTTTTGTTATCACCAACAATTGATTCCTCATTGAATGGGTAATGGTCTAAAATAGTTATCTGCATTAAATGATCTGGCCTGATCAATAATGTACTCTCTACTTCTCTTGCAGTGCTGAGTGGCGAAATAGCAATATATGGAAGTTCATTGTTGTGGATTCTCGCTTCCTCAATTACATCTGGTGGCGTTATCTTTATAAAATACCGTCCAGTAAGTTTTTCCGTCAGTTCAACTTTTGTGCGTTTTAAAATTTCATCCATTTAGTTTTTCAATTTATCTCCAACCCATAGTGAAAAAACCTCGGCAATGTTATTTGCATCTTGATTTGAAAACCCCATAAATGAACGCTTTGGAATCGTGCCGTCTTTGGAACCTTCCTGATGAACAATCGCAATGTCTGTGCCGTCAGATTTTCTTATTGCAAATATCTTGAGTTTGTTTTTTGACTCACCCTTAAACTGTGGCGATGACTTCAACGCACCACTGTCTTGAAGTATCTTTGCACCCTTGCCTTTTTTCAATCGCCTTGCTACCGTTGCAGGCTTTAAAGGCTTCCACTTCTCTTTGTCTGGCGTACTCTCATTTTTAAAATTCTTATCAGTAGACGCAAGCATTACTATACCAGAACGCTTTAACGGAACCCTGTAATCAGTAATACTTTCAAATTCCCGTTCAAGCCTCTTTGATATTTTTTCGACATTTATATTTAAGTCTAAATCAATCATAGTCTTGCATCTGCAATATCATCAAGCCTGTCTTGATCTGGAATTTGATCAAATTCATCGTCAATGTCAAATGTTGGCGTTCTGTTGGCATGTGTATGAAATGCCGCCGCTTTTCCTGATGTCGTTTCAGCAAGCCCAATGCCTGTGGTTGCGATCTCTTTTAACTGTTCAATGGTTTCTGCATATAATGTGTTTAAAGGATTCTCTGAGACATTAATAAGATGTTGTAACCGTTGATTTTGAATCCACCACGCCGCAATTATATTCGAGTATTCTTTGATAATCTGTTCTTCACTTCCAGAAGTAAATGGAATGGAACCAGCAAAACGACCACGCAATATTCGGTTTATTGTCTCAAACGCATACCTGCGACCATTGGTTATCAAAGCATCTGCAACCAACCCTTCGGTTTGAAACTGTGGATGTCCTTCGTCAACGCCACCACTCAAAAAGTCTTTTCTGATTGTTGCATTATCACCGTAGTATGGCATTCGGTATTACTCCCGTGAATGTTTAAGCAACTCTTTTAAAGGTCTGCCATCAATAAGCTGTTTACGCATTTGACCGTCGATTTCTTTGAAACTTTCCTCAAGGTTATTACCACAAGTACATGTGTCTGGATAATTATTCACAAATATACCATGACAGTTCTCACACGCATAAAAACAATTCCTGTTCTCATTGCCGATTTCCTTTACTGCTTCCAACCAATCAGCAACGGTTTTGAAATGCGGTTCGTCCTGTTTCTTATATGCGAACCAACCATCATTGTTTTCGCTTTTGTTTTCTGCAAGCCTACCTTTTTTACTAACGAGTACCTTTGCAAAAGCATTATCAACGTCATTACCACATTCACATTTTTGTGGTTTACCATCATAAATGACATTGCAATCCATACACTGGTAATATTCCTCACATGCACCAACGCCTTCATCTGCAATCTTTTTGTTTAATTCTTCCATATTCCTGAATACTAATCCCTGCATAATTACGCCACCCCTTTTAAATGCAAAATTACCTTTGCAAATGCGGTATCAACTATATTGCCGCAATTACACTGGTCTGGTTTAATGTCGATGTAAATACCCTCACAATTCATACACTGATAAAATGTATGACCATGCTTGTTACCGTGAACAGCAAGCTTCTCTTTAAGTTCGCCCATATTCCTTAACGCTGGAATACTTGACTTCTGTGTAACGTCACACCATGCGTCATGTTCATCAATCTCAGTTTCCGCCTCCGCCTCTGTGCCTTCTGGCGTGTCGGCTTCATCACCAACTGGTGGCTCTGTGCCTTCGTCGGGGTCGATTTCGTCCATTAAATCATTACCCTCTAATGGCTCAACTTCATCACCAACTGGCGGTTCTGTGCCTTCCTCTGTCACTGTGTCGCCCTCTACTGGCTGAGTCACTTCCTCTGTAACCTCGCCATTTTTTTCTGTATTCTCGTTTACATTATCCACGATTATACCCCCTTAAATATTTCCATCCAATTTAATAGTCTTACCTTTTCTTTTGATGACTTCTTTCACTGAACCCAAATCACCCTTCTCTGAACCCTTCTCACCGTGCATCATTCCACATATTGCATCTGCACCATACCCTGCATTTGATAATTCGTGAATACGCTTCTCATACAGATACTCACTGAGATTACCACCACCACTTGTCTCAACCTCACGCTTTTGCTTTACAAATGCGGGACGGCTTACTGAAACACGGTTGTTGTTGTTCGGTTGGTATCTTCGCCTTGTTTTGCTAGTTATTATATTCGCCATTTTTTACAGACACCCCTTATAAAAAAAGGTTAGGATTATGTGACCATGAATCACATAACACCCTAACCTTTAGTTCATAAATAGTAATGATTTTTAAACATAACTTAACTCTGATTAAGTCAAAACGCTATGAAGATTATACCCACACTGTGTTGCAACAATCTTATTGTCTTTCAACATAGACATTTCATACCTTGTTCCTGCACGTCTTTCATCTCTGAAAGTCTTTACAAGAGGCGCACCACGTGTTCCACCCTGCCTTACGGTAAACTGTAAACCAAGAGTTTTGGATTCGAGTGACGGCGCAGAATCAACTTGTGCGATTATCGCATGGTTGCCCCACATCGTTGAAATGCTATCAGCCGCACCAATTAGTCCAGTATTTTCTACTGCACCAGCAACATTAATCTTCAAGCCCCACAATACAGGTGGCAATTCACCGTTGACAACCAGTTCCTTACCTGCAAAACCCGTAACTGTATATCTTAAAAGATTACGTACTGTTGAATCGGTTTTAATAGCATTCTTTACGCCAGTATTAAACAGGATAGTATTTGCAATTCCACCACCGTTATTCTGAATGGCAAGTTTACCAGTATCAATATCACCTTCAATATCAATAGTGCCTGAACCTGCATCCCATTTAACTGATGGTGTAGCCGCATCAAGTCCACCCTGTGTCACTGCTTTGATTATGTCGGCTTCCAAATCTCTGTCAATCCATTCCCTGATTAACCTTAAAGCCACTTCTCTCAACCTTGTCGGTGAATCGGCGTTTCTCATAAGCCTATCAGCAAGCAACTTGCTCAAGGAATATTCTTCACATGAATAAGTTTCTGTTGAAGGTTTAAAATCAATTTCCCTTGACGGGTCGCCAATTGCACGTCTGGAATCTAACCGCCTTAATGATTCACGGTCTTTATACGTGTAATACTTATCTGATTCTTTTAATACGAAAAATTCTGGAAACAATGCTTGACCCATAAAGGCTGGTGAACCAAGCATTATGGATAGATTACTTAATGGTCTATCCACATGTGTATCGTTCCTTGTAGGACTCGACATTATGCTTTCTCCTTTATAGGTTAAGCCGTAACGACTTCGTATAGATTAAGTTTTACTATTACTTTGTCACCTGATGCTGTTGCGGCTTCATCAAATGACCCGACAACACCGTCCCCACTAGCCCAGTTGTTTGAAGCAGTATCTTCGACCCTACCTACTGTATCGGCAATCATAGCGACTCGACCAAGTGTAGTGGCTTCGTCAACTTCCACATAAGAAGTACCGCCACGTCTAACGGAAATTCTGTCTCCGCTTGCCGCCGCCGCTTCCTGTGTAATACCATAAGCAACATCTCTTGCCGCCGATGGATATTTCACTATGTGGTCGCCGTTTTCAATAGAATCCAAAACAACCGCCCTATATTGTGCCAAGACCTCACCAGCACGACATGAATAATCGTCTGTTGATGCGGCTTGCGTTCCTCTTATAGACATGGTTTATTTGTTTTCCCTTTTTTCTTTTGCGTCAAGAATGACTCTCGTAGCTTCCAGTTCGCCCACTTTGTTCTCTACCATGTACTGCTGGATTGCTTTTTCTTCGGCTAGACCATCAACCTGATATGTCGTACCCTGAATTTCGACAAAATTATCTAACTTGCCACCTTCTGGATTCTCCAAATCGGTATCGCCGCCTGCAAGTTCGCCAAACTCAACTACTTTTGATAATCGTGATAAAATACGTTTTGCGGTTTCAAGCCTTGTAAACTTCTGCTTGACATCACCGCCACCCTGCAACTTAGTAGTGAATTCCAATGCTTCATCACTATCATCTAAGCTATTTAAGAACATTGTTAGTTCTTCCTCAACGGCTGGTGTTATCTTGCCGTTCTTTTTTAAGTCGGCAACAAAGTTTGAAGTTTTTTCAGCCTTCAACTTCACCATTGCATCTTCTTCTTTTTTCTTGTACGAATCAACTTCGCCTGTCAACTTCTCATTATCGGCTGACAGTTTGATCGCGTTTTCTTCCGCTGACTTCTTACCTGTTTCTGATGCCTCAACCCTTTTCTCAAAGGATTCCAGTTTGGTTTTGAGGTCATTAAACATCTGCTTACCTTCGTCGGTAGTCAACTTACCCTCAAGACCTTTCATCTGTGTTTGCAGACTTGCGATTTCATCCAACACTTTTTTATCCAATTTACCCTCACTTTCAGAGTTAAAAATAACAATATTGTCTTTACCTTCCAATGTATATTCAAAACATTCCGCCACATCGGATGACTCTATCTCAATACCCGATTCTTCAAACTCGTTATCTATTGATAGATTTACCGTGACAGGACTCATACCTGCAACCGCTGGTATTTGATGCCCCAGTAATGCCACCTTTGCCAGAACATTTTTAAAATTCTTACCGCCTATTTTTATATTCGGAAATATTTCAACGCTACGCTCTCCAAATCTTCTATCCTTAATCCATTGTGCCACTTGATCTGGAACATTTGTCAAGTCAACAAATATCTTCCTGATACCATCAACCGATTTGGAAACTACCTTTGTGACATCGCCATAACTCGCAAGACCAGCAATTGATTCTTGCTTGACTCCATGACTGATTTTTACCTTTGGTGTTAATTGGTTTTTAAGGGTATTGAAATTACTTACGATTCCGTCAATATCTTCTGGTGTGAATTTATGACCATTATGAGTGCCTTCTTTAAATACTTCCATGTCGGATATATTTACAAAGTCATTTGTCGGCATTTTTTTGACTCCAAAAAAAAAGGGGAAATTCATTACAGTCTAAGAATGTGCCAACCAAGTCCACACTCCCTGTAAAGAATCACCCCGATTTCTAATACAATAATAAATATTTAAACAACAAAACTGTGGTTGTCAAGTATAAAATTATGTGTCAAGCACATGAATATTAATATCTGACTCAAAAACCTCACCGTTTGCAGACGAACCAAGCACCGTCAATTTGTATGAAACCCCTGAATCACCAGAAATAACCTTTACCGATGCCGTGTCGTTTACACTGGGAACATCGTTCGGGTTCTCATTTGAAATCTGACCCGAACCGCTTACTGTCAATGCGTCCGTAACCACTGTATCGCCTGATGTCACAACATAAGTTGCAGACGATATACTGTCACCACTCCGCAAATCATTTCTAAAATCAGCGAATAATCTTAGTGTTTCGTCTGGTTGCTTGTCTACTGAAAAGCTCATGGTTTACCTCTTTTGATTTTTAAAAAGTTTCTGCCTTTTTGGTGAAATAAACCTACTGCTCGGATTAAGCGAACCGAAATCTGGAAACAATACGCCCGTCATCGCCATAATCACTCTTGACGGTGCTATGAATTTACTCATACGGGCAAACCTATTGCTTCGCCAATCAAATATCATGTTATGCCTCGGTTTTAATTGTCAACACGGTATCATCTGCATTTGTACCCGTAAATCTCAGAGCTACGATATCGCCATTCAAATCTGCCGCATCCAAGTCGATCTTATAGAATCCATCTGAAATCTCGGTTGCGGAATTGGCTGTACCTGCGAACGCCCCACCATCAAGACTTCTCTCTGACGTAATACTCAAACCTGTCTGCGCTGTTACATGGTCACTTGACTTCGCCATGAAGAATGTGAAATTCGTAAGTGCGGTATTTTTCTTTATACCATCTGGCAATTCGTCAGTCTTTATCTTGATTGCCGCAGTATCACCGCTAATCAATCCGACCTCAGTGTCTATCGTATCAATCTTTCCATCAAGTGTGGTTCCAGTGTCAACGAGTATCGCCGCAACATCTCCGCTTATCAATGCAGACTCGGTTTTTAACTGTGCCGTATCTCCACTAATCAATCCAACCTCAGTGTCAATGGTATTAATCTTAGTATCAAGAGTGGTTCCAGTGTCTACCAAAATCGCCGCAGTATCGCCGCTTATAACACCCAATGCAACTTCATTCCTGTCTGTTGTCGCTGGTATGTTTCCAGCGTCCAGTTCTGCAAGTCTACCCTCAGTACAAACCGTCGCCAATGACGCACTATCTGTACCCCTCATTGCCGCACCGTCAAGCCCTGCAACATCTCCACTGATAACACCCGTTTCCGTTTTAATCAAACCAACCTCTGTGTCAATAGTCGCTATGTCTGCCGAAATGTCCGATACAGGACTTCCAAGTTTAGGTTGCATGTCTGCGGTATCTGTTAAGATCGCCGTAGTATCACCACTGATTAAACCAACCTCAGTATCTATGGTGTCTATCTTGCCATCCAAAGTTGTTCCAGTGTCCACAAGGATTGCCGCAACGTCGCCACTAATTAAAGCGGACTCTGTTTTCAGTTGTGCAGTATCTCCACTGATTAAACCGACTTCTGCATCAATGGTGTCTATCTTACCATCAAGTGTAGTGCCTGTATCTACCAGAATCAACGCAACGTCACCACTTACAAGCCCAACCTCGGTGTCAATGGTGTCGATCTTATTATTTAAGGTTGTGCCAGTGTCCACCAGAATAGAGGCTGTGTCGCCACTTATCTGTGCAAGTTGAACAGAGTTACTATCCATCTCTTGCCTGTTCTCTACGGCTGTTGGAACATTCGATGTATCTCCACTACCCCACGCCGCATCACCTCTTGCCCTTATTGCCGCCAGACTATCATCACCAGACGCAAAACCTGCGCCTTGTATATCATCAATTTTTGTATCAAGCGTTGTGCTGGTATCAACGAGAACCGCCGCAGTATCACCGCTAATCTGTATTAATTGCACAGAATTACTATCCATTTCCTGCCTGATCTGTACCGCCGTTGGTGCTATTGAACTCTGAGTGTCTGAAATTGCTTCTAGCGAATCAGTAGTATTATCATAATTATCAAAATCGGCTGTCGCCCCACTCGCCGTCATCTTTGCAATGATTGAATTATCGGCTATATCTGTATTGGCTACCGCCGCATTAATCAAATGGTCAAGACCCCTCCCAACCAAAGCGTCATCAACCTCAGACTCAACTTGATTTTGCATAGTCGCAGACATTCCACCAAGACCTGTCAAACCTGCACCTGCTATTCCGATTTCTGCGGTATCGCCACTGATTAATCCAACCTCTGTATCAATTACCACAACGTCGCCACTGACAACCGTTAAGTCGCCACTGATATGTCTTGCCTCTCCAAGAGTCGTCGCCAAATCATTCATTGAACCCGAATCTGGAATATTATCAGTGACACCTTTAATTGAATCTATTTCGTCATCTTTATCGGTTTTAACACTTGAACCCATTATGTTATTTGTTGGTAACTTGCCTTGCATCTCATTTGTATCTGCAAGCGCACTCACTACGTCACCACTAACAATCAAAAGATCGCCACTTAAATGCCTGACCTCTGCAAGAGTCGTATCAATATTTGAATCAATCGTATCAATCTTGCCGTCCAGTGTAGTTCCCGTATCTACAAGGATTGCGGCGGTGTCACCACTAATTTGTGCCAACTGAACAGAGCCACTATCCATTTCCTCTCTTATCTGTACCACCGTTGGTGCGGAAGCTGTCGTTGCATCTGCCAATGCTTCTAACGAATCAGATTTATTATCAAATGTATCAAAATCCGCCGTTGCACCACTGGCTGTCATTTTCGCAATGACTGAATCGTCCGCAACATCTGTATTGGCTACGGCTACATCCATTAAATGATCTAATTTTCTGGCAACCAAAGCATCATCACATTCAACCTGAACCTCTGCCTTCATTATTGTACCCATTCCGCCCAAATCAGTCAGACCATCACCAGCCGTACCAATCTCTGCAGTATCTACCAAGATTGCGGCAACATCGCCACTGACCAACCCAACTTCCGTATCAATGACAACGACATCGCCACTGACAATAGCCAAGTCGCCACTCACATGCCTGACCTCTGCAAGAGTGGTTGCTAAATCGGTTAATGAACCACTATTTGGTAAGTTGTCAGTTACAGCCTTGATTGCATCTATTTCATCATCCTTGTCCGTAGTAACCGAACTACCCATTATATTGTTTGCAGGCAATTTGCCCTGCATTTCATTTGTATCAACTAAGATAGCCGCCGTGTCACCACTGACAAGACCGACTTCCGTATCAACGATTGCAAGATTTGCCGCCGTTGCCAATGCCGCATCTGAAATCGCCGTATCACATTCAGCATTAATATTTGCCAATGAAATTATGTCTGGAACCTTCGTATCATTCAGTGAATTCGTGTCAACCAATATAGCGGCGGTATCTCCACTAATAACACCTGTCTCGGTTTTCACTGTTGCAATATCCGCCGAAATATCCGATACAGGACTTCCCAACTTCGGTTGCATATCTGCGGTATCTACCAGAACAAGTGCTACGTCACCACTAATCAACCCGACTTCCGTATCTATTGTGTCAATCTTTCCGTCTAACGTAGTTCCTGTGTCAACGAGTATCGCCGCCGTGTCACCGCTTATAACTCCCGTTGCTGTTTCAATATCATTAATGTTAGTATTCATTGCGTCCAAGTCAAGACCACCCGTATCTGAAATTGGCAATCCACCTGCGGCATCTGCATTTGCGTTTGGCAATGCCATCATGCCACCACGAACAGCATCATTAAAATTCATTGCGTGTTGTGCCGACGCATTTCCATAAGTTTCAATGATAATACTTTTATCAAGCCAAACTTTTGTTGCAGTTGCATCAATTAAATAAATAACAAGCCTTGCAACCGTCAATTCTTCTGCTGTCAAAGAAAGAGAATAACCATTACCTTCGTCAACAAAATTATTGGCGGCGTTAGCTTCCACACCTTCGTCTTTCATTATTTTTGTGTCACCACTAGCGGCTACCGCATCAACCCTAAAATCAACTCCATCGACTTCAAATAAATCAAAGTTAATTGTAGCCGCTACACCGTATTCTCTTAATTGTGTTCCTTGCATTTTTTAATATCCCTCAATTCTTCGTCTTAAAATTGCAATAACTAACACATCCTCACCCTCTGAGACACCTACAGGTGATGCTATACCCCCAACCGCTATTGAATTTTTTAGTGTAGCAGAAAAAGCCCCTGATGTTTTGTATAACTTATTATTTTCACTTCCAGACCACAAAGTGTCCTCCCCCGTCCAATCACAACCCACTGGCTCTGTATCTACAGTTCCAACATCCCTAGAGGTCTTAAATGTAGCAGAAAAAGCCCCTGATGTTTTGTATAACTTATTGCCAGTATTTCCAGACCATATAGTGTCTGTACCATCATCAGCTATACCATTTGGTGCAGTCTCTATTGCTGAAATATCCAAAGAAGTCTTAACAGTAGCCGAAAAACTCCCTGACTGTTTAACGAGCTTATCCGTTACCCCATCATCTCTTGTAATTAAAGTATCTATTTGGTTAAAGTCTATGCCTGTTGGATTTCCTATTGCTTGAGAATCAGTAATTGTTGATGAAAAATATCCTGCATTTCTATACATCTTATCATCTACCGTTCCACACCAGAATGTTTCAATCGCGGTCTGATCTAAGTCAATATCTGAGGAAGAATCTATACCAGAAATATCCAAAGAATTCTTGACAGTAGCCGAAAATTCCCCAGATTGCTTAAAGTGTTTCGAACTACTTGTCCATGCCGTATTAAGCTTGACCATTTATTTCCTCTGTTAATTCCTTTTTGTGATATTCCATATAATGCCTGTTCATCTCTCTTAATGACAGTTCACTGAAATGGTCGCACATATAATTATAATGTGTATATATTTCAAAACCATTCTCCCTTGCTCTTTCACAAAAACTTATATCATTCCCTTTGTCAACAGTACCATCTGAATTCAGTTTTCTAGTGAAACATCCTTTCTGCATTTCAGGATGCTCGAACACCCTACGTGCAAACAACACACATCCTGTTCCCACTGCATCAATCTTTCTTAATCCCTCAAACATCCCATGTGGTCTATAGGCATCTGCTCTTGGCACATAATCATAAGCATTTAAATAAACTGGAATATCACCAGACCCCTTGCCATCAAAATGAGATACAGGTGTTGGCAATCCAATTATATCTTTGTTCAAATCCGCCAAATCTATAGGGTTGTTTAATGGTGGATTATCAGAGTCCATATTTAACCAGAAGTCATAATCACCTTTAATAAAATCTACCACTATGTGATGAAGATTGTTTTCATACGGCTTGCGAGAAGGCATGGTAATTTTTATATCATGCCTTGTTTCTTTCATCAGTTCTAACATAACCCTGACGACTGATTTATGAATCCAATGTTCATTTGTTACTGTTACAAGTATTTTCTTTCTCATTATTATGGTTTCAATGTAAATCCCCCATTCGCTTTTGCATCTGCGATCTTTTTTCTCTTGTTCTTTTTTATACCTTTTTCTGCATGGTCGGGGTCAATAGCATTCTTCAACCTATTTTTAAGAACCGTAATTAAATTTATGTCAGAACCTACTACTTCATGTGCTGTTATTTCACTTAACAAATCATTAATAGTCTTTGAATCATATAGGTTATCATCAATATGTGCCATTACTCTGGTGTCCCAAAAAGTCTCAGTTTCAGGTGCGGTCATTTTTTTTACAACCGTAGGGTACATTGCAACCGCTTCATCAGCAAATTGTTCAGTGACTATCATCATTCCCCACTGAACGCCAACAGGACTATCCCCACCATTATCCTCTTTATGCCCGAATGTTTTTTCATATTCCCATTTGACTATTTGGTGTGACTCTGGTGTTCCTGTTTTTGCTAAAGGGAGATTGTCCCAATTTGGGTATAACGCATCCCTACCATTCAGCTTCAATCCTATCTTGACTTTTATTCCAACGCCTTCTCTTGGCATTTGCAAAACCTCTCTCTCTGTTCTTTAAATTCCCATATTAAATAACACCGATTATCTTTAAGACAAGTGTGATAATACCAATCAATATAAGAGTTACAGCACCCATGTCTTTAAGGAATTGAATCTTCCCTTTTTTCATATTCTTCAACTCTAAAAGGGATGTCTGTGTTTGTGCGCCTTGTGTCGCTAAGTCAGCAATATGACCGTTTTGATCTTTGTTATATCTTCTAATTTCTTCAATCACTTCACCATAAGGACATGGTTTTTCTTCGACAAATTTCAATCTTTCGTCAATACGGATAACAGCGTCATGCGTTTCTGTGGCAAGTTTACGACTTTCTTTGCGTTCCTGTAAGTCTCTTTTTGACTCAAACATTTTTAATTTATCCCGAACTCTTTGTTTACATCCAATGGTACACTTGAAGTTTTCTTTGCCACTAATTTTTTAAGTTCTCCGCCAGCATCTTTGTTTATCGTTGTAAAATCATTAATAGCATTTCCTGTTCTTTTTAACAAGTCATCTTTATTTGTCAAGGTTTTTCCTCTACGCATATAACCTACCAACAGCGCAAGTAAAGTTCCACCTGCTGGAATTCCGCCTGCCAACATACCTGTCATAGATTTTGTCCATTCAAACCCTGCTTCAATACCATGTGATAATTTTTCCCTGTTTCCCATAGCTAAAGCAGATTGTCCAGCCACATAAGACATGTATTCCATTGCACTCATTTCAGTTATACTTTTATTAGATTTTCCAGCCAATTCACTCAATAGTTTTGCCGAACCATCCGCCCTTCTTATATCATTTGCCGTATTTGCGACAATGTTGGTAATTGCCGCCGCCTTGTATTTAGTATCGGCTTTTTCCATTGCCACTATTGCCGCTATTGCCACCGCTTCAATACCATCTTGTTTTTCAAGTTGTCCCTTCATAATTTCCGTGACACTTGTGGTTGTAATCTCCTTCGACGCTTCAACCTGATATTCCTTTGGTCTTGGACTATCAACACCGAATAAATCAGACAATATACAGCCGCCACCAAAGAACATTACGAACATACTGCAAACCATTAAACTAATAAACTTTTTCATCTTACAATCCTCGCTTGTCTAAAAGCTGTAAAAATAATAAAGACAAGGGGCAACAGACTCTATTTAAAAACGGGGTGTCTTTTATTTTTCGTCCATTGTTTATCCCTTGCCATGTTTCTTAATCCCGTGTATCGCAATAACAATCGTTTTTATTTTTAGATTTGGTTTCATATCAATTTAATTCCCTTCGAGTCTTTGACATGTGAACGGCAATATTATTAGTAATTGGGGTTACCACCGCCACTATTTCATCGGGTGTGCCATCTATTTTTGAGCCAAGCCTAATTGCATTCTCTGCTTCAAGGCTTATTGGTGCAACAGTAGAAAAATACCCTCCATCTATCTGTGTGCCATTAGTAATTGTATTTTCTGCCGCACCCGTAGCAATTTGAACAGCACTATTTGTTTGGTCTACATACGTAAACGTACCAGCAATGTTGGGATTTAAAACTAAATCCCAATGCGCCTGATCGTTTTGAGTCGTAGCCAGTGCCGATATTGCCTCTATCAATACCGAGATACCCAACTGCGTGGCTTTAAGACGCATCCCTAATACCGCATAAGTTGTTCCCACTGACAACCCCGTTATTGCGCCCGAATCGTTATGCCTTAAAGCCCCTAATTTTTGTGTACCGCCCTCCGATATAATGGTTGAACAGGCATGTACCATCTCACTTGCCACGCCAGTACCATCATTTTCAATGCTAAACCTTAAAGGTAAATTTGGTGACGACATATAAGGCACTTGAATCCCTGCATCAGTAACCATTGAATTATAAACATATAACTCGCCATTTGCCTTTGTCCAGAAAAGAACTACGTCTACCCCTAGCCATCCGTAAGTAATACCGAAAATGCGTTCCTCTGATAATAAATCTAAGTTTAGCCCCGACCTACCACTTCCATCCATCGGGTCATCCCAATCGGCTCTGTCTTGTGTATTATTGACAACACTACCACTTGTTTTCGTTCTAATAAGAGACTTGATAGTTCCCTCGTCATAAAAAAGTGCCAACCCATTATCATCGTTTAACTGTCCTATATATGACTTTATTCCCGAACCGCCACCTAATGAAATCAACACCCCTGTCTGGATAACATGCTGAATCTTCGCGGGTTGGTAATTATGCCACATGTATGTCTGACGTACCCTGACCCCCGCAGTATTTAACGCAACCCCTAACGTACTACATGCCTTATTTACAGAATGAACACTCGTTGTACTTCCACCCGAAACCTCTTGATCGTCCCAAAAAAGAGGGTTATTATCAACAATCTGCTTTGTATCAAATATCGTTTCGGGTGGATCATTCCCTGTACCCATAAAATTAGAATGACGCAACCGACCCTTTGAATCAACCAAAGACTGTGAATCTTGGACTTCGAGTGGATTGCTAACAATCCCTGTCTGTTCAGAATTTTCATCGGCAAGAAAAGCCGCAACAGCTAATGTTAATTTGTTTAAAATAACACCCATGATTTTATTTTATGCAAATCCAAATTTAACAGAACACTCAAATTCAGCACCATTCAATATCTGACCTTTTGTGTTCGGGTCATAGTTGTAATGGATTGTCAAGGATTGACCTTGCTTTAACATTATTTTTCCAACGCCTGCTTTTGACTCACCCAAACCTACGTGAAATGATTTGATATGCTCACCACCAGTAAGACCTACAAGACCAGTGCCTTCACCGTTCCAAACCCAACACGCCGCATTTGCAAACATATTACCGCTACCAACTTTGGCTGGATTATGGAATATACCGTCTTGTATTCTCTCAACATCTTCATCGTTATCAGTAGTTTCAAGGAACATGTCTTTAATCAATGAAATAACTGGACGCTGTATATCCGAACTAATCAATATCTTGCCTATGGTCATTATACGTTCGTCATTATTCCTGATATGAAGAACAGGCGCATCAAAAGCCCTTATATTGTACATGCCTACCTCTGCCGACGTACTGGCAACAAACGTATCACTCGGCATTTTGAAATCAAGCGTTTCCTGATTAAATATTTCAAGTGTATTTTTAATTGGCTGTGTGCCTCCGAATCCAACACCACGTACTGCACTCGGATTGGTATTGCCTTTGGAATTTACATTGTCTGCACGAATAGCGGCTTCCTGATCTGAAAAGTCTGATACCTGTGGTTTTTCTTCCTCTGCTTCAATTATCGTTACTGGCACAAGTACAGTTCTGCAATTGAAATGGAACGGCGGACTCTCCACGTCTGCCTTCTTGAATGTCTTACCATCCATACCCAAACAGAATTCAGTTGTTCGCCCGTCTATGATTGCAGATATTTGTACAAATGGAACGAATTCGTCAACATCTGGGTCATCATATAAAGCGTCACGCCCTCTATTAGCCGCTGTATTTGAATTAGTGCGGATGATTGTTTTGATACGATTCGGGTCACGTAAGTTTTCACTTATTGCGCCTTCATCAATATACTGTGCAAACAAATTATCAAGATTCTTGAATGCGGTTTTCTGGTCGCCACTCTCAATGGCATCAAACATAATCTGCTTTGATTTGTTTAATACGTTTGCAGACTCCACGCCTGATATGGCAAATGCGGTGTCATCGTAGAATGCCAACTCTTTGGCTTTGCCCAATGTGATAACTTTCTTCTTGCCGTTTTCTTCAATAACACGTGCTATACGCTTTGCATTGAAAAACGTCAACGACTGTGCTATTGGCATTGGCTTCCACGGGTCGAACTCTGGTGTCATCTCAAATTCAATTACACTTTCATGTGAAAACTGTATTGGCTTCGGGATTGGTTTCGCTTCTGTCTCAAACGGCTCGCCTGCACGTTTCAATACATCGGTGTCCCTAAACTTCATGTCAAGGTGTATTTTTACCAGCCAGTTTTTCAGAGTGTTTTTGAAATCACCTATATCACGCAAAAACATTTTATTTATTGCTCTGCGATTATCATTCTTAAATATTAATTCTGCCTGTCTGAATATTTGTTTCTTCCACTTCTTAGTGACACGTTCCAAATCAGCCTGCATAAAGTCCTCGTATGAAGTCATTATGTCGGCAAGCTCTTTTGGTTGTATCTTTTCCTCAAACACATTAGGCTGTCGTCTTAATTCATCATCTTCAAATACCTCTTGAAAATGCTGGCATCCGAATGGCGTTGATTTATCAATATCTTCTTTTTTGGCATCAGTATCTTTAATATCTTGTTTGCCTGTTTCTTCATTACCGTCTGCATCTGGAATTATGTTTTGAGCCTCCGTTTTCTTTGCATCTACCAGTGCCTTTTGGTCTGCTTTCTCTTTTTCTTCCCTCTCTTTTTTCTCAGCTTCCATCTTTGCCTTAATCACTGGGTCAAGGTCTGGAATATTCGTGAAATCTCTTATCCATTCTTCCTCTGGATGTACCACTTCCGCCTTAATGAGAATGTCAATAATCTTAGATTTCATTTCAACATTTTCTTCTGATATGGAATTGAACTTGAAATGTGGCAACAACTCGGTTGGCACAGTACCGTAATTCATAGTAATCAAAGGCTTAATTATCTGGTCGTCCATAACAACATCCTCAATCTCATAACCCATTTCGTCAAGGATTAAAACGAATAAGGAAAACCGTTGTTTTGATAATGCGAAACTACCACCCTTTTCACCACCCTGTGTTGCCATGTCTGGACATAGCAAGCCCCTTGCAATCTTTAGGTCATATAATGCTATTGCCTCACCGTATGTTGGCTTACCTGTTCTGGTCGCTTCAAGCAAATCAATCTTTACTTCCTCTGGTACTCTGAAACCTGACTTCGCCTGATAATTGGTCAACATGTCGTCAATTACACCAAGCACCGCTTGATCTTGTCCGACACTATCTGGATATGTTGCAACAATGGCAGGCATACCAAAGCGTTCAAGGAAAATATTATAGAACTTCATCACAAAATTCTTTGACCACCAGACCTTCCATACTGGTCTTAAATCTGACTGACCATAGAAATTGCCGAATTCTTTATTTGCGGAATAGATAACAAACTTTGACGGCGGAAACGGATTGCCTTCACTACCAACATCGTGAAGTCTTTCGTCTTGTCCTTTTACAGAACGGAATGCGGTGTTGCGGTTTACGATGCCCAATAGATTACGGAATTCATCTGTCTTGAACTCATAATCAAATGGTGGCTTTGTTTTTAAATTCTTTAGTCCAATTTTACCTTCAAACCTACCCTGTTCGATAATCTCAAAGACTTTCTCTGTGATAGAAAACCCATAATAACGTGCCGTTAATATGTCTTTGAGTTTTGCATTGAATGTACCCTGAATACTGTCAAGTTGGTCACGAATGAAATCAGCCAGTTCCTCACTCAGCTTATTTCCTTCTAAACCGACCTTAATTTCATAGCCTGTCGATAATCTTGATTTTATTTTTGCTTCCTGACACGCTGTAACCTGTTCATCCTTGCGCATCTTATCATATTCAATCAAACCCTTTTTCTGTACCAATTCATCTGGATTTGGAAACGTATTGAATCCCCATGATAAAAAATGCGAACTCTCTGCGACGGCAAGTTCCTTTAATACATCACCTTGCTCAAGGCGTGTTTGTGTGCGGTCAAGACCTGCATGTTGGTATGGGTTAATTTTACCGTTCAATAACTTTTCTCATTCCTCACCCCGTAAAAAAACCATGAATTATAAAACTTTCATGTTGTTAGTCTCTGCCTGCCTCACCCACTGAGTACCTTCCAGCATACAATCAAATTCAAAATTGCGAGTATGTATACTACGTTCCTACAGGGAAACCAACAACTGAACGCTTTACCGTTCGTCACATGGTATACCCTCCCTTTAATAAAAATAATAAAACACGTACCGCTTTAAAAACTATCAAAATCCTCCATGCCCGTCATCATGTCTCTGTCTCTTAATTGCGGTTGGAAGTTCTCAGGATTTTCGCTTATACTTGTCATGGTTCCGATTTGCAATTTTGCTATGTTGCAATAATTTAAGGCGTGAAAGTAATGATCTTGCTCACTACCCTCTTGCCATGAATAACGAATCAAGCCCCGTGAATCTCTAATTGCTATTCTGGTCGGTGCTTGCAATTGGGAATAAAACTCACCACAAGGCTTTGCCCCTTTTTTCCCTTTTGCTTGAACTTCGTCATAGCCTCCGCCGATTGTGTGTGCTTCCATTGGCAAAAGAATATTCTGCAACCTCACACCCTCCACCATGTCATCAATCGACCACGTGCGATTTGCAACCACACGCCTTTTCTCTTTATCCTCTTTGAAAATCTCAGTAGCGTTTTCTTTGGTCGAATAGTCACACGTCCAAATTATGCCGCCTGACTTCTCGCTTATCTTGTTAGATAATTTATTTTCTGGTCTAGCATCTATAACCCCTTTTTTAATTCCGTATTTTTTAATTAGTGCGAATATCTCCACGATACTCGCATCGTCGTCGATCAAAAGTTTTTTCACAACAACGACTCTTAATTTCTTTCCCTCAACCCTTCCGACAATCACATGAAAGTATTTACCAACATCAATACCAATCACGCAACGGTCAGAAACATTGATGTGCGTATTAGATAGGTTATAGTTTGCCTTACAATTGTCAAGGGAATTCTGTGAAATATTACTACCTTCTGCGGCATAACACTCACCCAAATCATTGTTCATAAAAATCTGTTTCTCGTATTCATTATCTTTTGAATATATCCATTTTTTATATAATTCCTTAATTGATTTAGTTGGATGGCATAATGCAGGTATGTGATAACCAGAAGGATCGCTTTTTTGCTCGGCTATGTATTCACCTACTGCAAACCTGTTCATAATACCGCCACACTTGACACAATGTATTCCCACACCACCAGTTATAGGAATCCAATCACCTGTAATGTCGTCATCCTTCATCAATACATTACCAAAGAAGTTAAGTGTCTGCCATTTGCCACAATGCTCACATTTCAAGTGCCATTTCTTCTTGTCAGAGCCAACATAACGCCTGTCTATACCCACGCCTGCCAATGTTGGAGTACTGACATATATCCGATGCTTTAAGTTACTGTGGTCAAGCCTGTTCTCTGCCAATGGCAAGTTCCTACTGTCACAGAAATCTAATTCATCAATAATTAGCTGGTCGGCTGGATGTGATACCATTTCTGTTTCTGAATTGGAACCAACGAAATGCAGATATGCGTGTTTTAGCTTTTTAAGTGATAGGTTGCCTTTTTCGCCATTTTTCAACATATCAAAATAACATGTCGTAAGTAACGGGTTAATACGAGTGTCCACATAGGCATCTCTGAGTTTTTGTTTCGGTAGAACCGTAAAAGAGGTATGACCATTGAATGCGGCTTTGAACATCTTGTATATAATCCACTCAGTCAATCCGACCTGTGTTGGCTTCTTGACGATTATCTCACTACTGGGGTCTTTGTATAGGTCTATGAGAAATGCGTGTTTTTTGAAATCAAGACGATTGCCTTTGAATGTACGGTGTTTATTTACTGCAAACTCAAGCTCTGGATTTTCCTTGCCAAACAACAACGCCTCTATGTCCACCCCGATTTCTTCAACTTCAACCATCAATGCCTGTAGTATTATGTCATCTTCAAGGGTGTTGTTCATTTATTCGTCTATTTCTAAAAAACACATACTTATGCTTTCGTATATTTCATTACCCATGCTTTGTGCCGCCTCTACAATCTGTGATTCCATTGCATGAAACATATCAACAACCCTCAACAACGGCAACACGCCAGATAAGCCAGTATTAGCATCGCCTATTATCATTATTGTGTTATCCATGACGACATACCCCAATATGAACCCACAACCAATCAACCACAAATATCTCATGCCTGTAGGTATATCGCTTATTGCCACTATTCCTTAACCTCCTTAACATCAGCTTCAACCAATTTGGTTCTCTCTGTCTCGTTGTACCTCGTTATCATACCACGTATCTGATTAATACGTTCTATGATAACGAGGTACAACGAGACAGAGAGAAC